CAGGATCAGAAGCAATTAATCCTGAAGTTCTTGGTGGAGAAGTTGCCAAATATAAAGGAACTAAAACTAATGCTGCTGGATTTAGTGTTGATACTACAGCAACAGAAATTAAAGATATTGCTGGTATTTTGAACCAAATTGGGCAGATGATGGTTAGAACCAATAGTTCTACCGTTCAAGCAATTGATAATGTACAGAGAATAAACGTAAAAGTAGTTGATAGTGTTCAAAGTTTAGGACAACTTCAGATTGGTATTGCTGAGCGTCAATTGCAACAGCAACTGCTGCTCGCTACAAATGCAGAGAATACACAAACAGCAATTGCCGAAAAGCAACTAGTTGCAGCAGAAAAAGATAGAATGGCGCGTCAGCGTATATCCAGTGGAAATGAAACACCAGAAGGATCTGGTTTTGAAGGTCCTCAAGGTGGAATTCTTGGCAACATGCTTGGTGGCATGGGAAATCTCCTAGACACTGGAATGAGTCTTCTTGGTGGTGGTCGCCGTGGTCGTGGTTTTGGTCGTCGCGGCCGCGGTCTTAGTAGAATGAGTCGTGCTGGTAGAAGAGCACAAAGAGCATCAGGATTATCTACTGCTAATGCTGGGGGACCTGGTATCCGTGGAATGAATTTCCGCAACAACAGTATGACTGGTGGTAAGTTATCTACTAACAGAATTCTTGCTGGCACTGCGGATGTAACTGACTCGCTTGGTACAGCTCAAAATGATATAACTAAAAGATATGCTAAAAAATATGGTGAAAAAGCTGCCATAAAGCGTTTTGGCGCAGAAGGTTTGGAAGCAGCAGGAATGAGTCTTACTAAAGGAGCACGAGTTGCTAAATTCTTGAGTCCTGTACTAAAGAGAGTTCCTTTAGTTGGTGGATTGTTGGATTTTGGTGTGAGTCTTGCTTTAGGGGAACCAATAGGAAGAGCAGCAGCAAAAGCAATTGGTGCTACACTTGGTGGTACATTAGGCACATTAGTTCCTATTCCTGGTGTTGGAACTATTCTTGGTGGTATTGCTGGTGATATGCTAGGTGGATTTGTTTATGATGCTCTAAGTGGTGCTGGTGGATCTAGTAGCATGCCTTCTGGTGCTGACGGCATGGTAACAACTGGTCCAAAATCTGGATATCTTGCACAACTTCATGGTACTGAAGTTACTCTTAGTGGAAATAAATCAAAAGAGATGGAAGCTATCTCATACAATATTGGTGAAGGTATATTAGAGGCACAGAAGAGAAATAAGAGTACTTATGCTAAACTACAAGCAGATGGTCTTTCGCAATATTATGATAAGCAAAATGGATGGCAAAAATTCATGAAAACATTGAGTACTTTTATTCCCCAATTTAAATTCAAGTGGCCTTGGCAGGATGATGATGCTGATGACGATGGTGGGCCTGATGATCGCGACAGACCAATTGATAGAATAGTTCGCGAAAATTATGCTTTTGGTCATAATCTACCAGCAACAGGAACTGGTGGCGCATCTTTAGCAGCTGCACAACAATATGGTGCCTCTAGAGATGGAGGAGGCAGAAAACATGCTGGACAAGACTTTGATATCGCAGGAGATGACGCTACATTTGAATCGCAAATTGGTGGTGAGGTAATTGGTGTTTATCATCAAAATGGTGGATACGGACGTTATGTTGACATCTATAATAAAGATCTAGATGTTACTGAAAGAATTGCAGAAGGTGCTGAAATTCTTGTTAAAAAAGGTGATAAGGTTACACCTGGAACTCCAGTTGCTAAAGGTGAAACAAGCACTGGTGTTATTCACTATGAAATCCGTGATGGAAAATCAGGTCCAGAAGGAACTTTTGAAGGAACACAGGACCCAATGAAGTTCTTGAGAGAACATACCAAACATAATAATGGTGTTCCTAAAAATATATCCAAACCAGATCCTGTTGGTGGTGGATTTGATACTTTACTGCAAAATCTAGAGAGAAGTCCTGCCGAAACTTCGTCAAATGACCTATTCAGAGCATCACGCGAAACTGCTGCATCAACTAGAGCTCTTGAAACAAACAATCCATTTATGCTCATGATGATGGAAAACGCATCAAAAGGCACCAGTCAAGCTGCCGTCACACAGCAACCTATCAGTTTGGCATCTTCTGGTTCTGCTGCTATGGGAACGGACTCTTTCACACGTTTAAGTTTATTGGCGGGTAATACATAATGAACAACCAATCAAATCCAACTGATTTTATTCTAACTAAAGTAATTATTTACCCACATGGTAGTAAAGATCCTAAACCAATTACTGGTCTAATCAATAGTTTTGAGTATGTGGAAAATATTACTCATCCGTTTTTGTCCGCAAAACTTATTGTATCTGATAGTGCTGGATTGATAAACAGTTTACCGATTCAAGGTGCAGAAAAAGTTGAAATTGAGATTGAATCAAAAGCATTTGAAAAAAAGGCACAGTATAGTTTTCGTGTGTGGAGTATTCAAAATAGATTTGCGAGACAACAAAAGCAAGCATATGCTATTGGTCTGATCTCGGTAGAGGCAATGCTGAATGAAATAAACAGGGTTATTAAACCCCTATCTGGTAATCCAGAAAGTATTATTATCGATCTATTAAAAAATGTTTTGGAATCTGATAAAGAAGTATTTTCAGAACCATCTAAATTTGATACTAAACTTTTGCCAAATAGACAAAGACCATTTGAATTAATCACAGATCTTGCTGTAAAGAGTGTATCTCCACGAGGAAGTTATGAGAGTAGTACTACTACTAATACTAATAATGCAGAACAACAAGTAAGAGGAACTGCTGGATTTTACTTCTGGGAATCTAAACGTGGATATAACTTTTATTCTGTTGATAGTTTATGTGCAGATGAAAATAGCAGTTTAAAATCTGATAAATTGGAACCTATTGTATGGGGTCAATATATTGAACGTCTTGGTAATCGAGAAGGTGGGGATACTAGATTTCAAATTCTCGAATCTCAATTTGAATCTGAAATTAATCTAATGCATTCTTTAAGAAAGGGAAAATATTCATCTATGATGGTATTTTTCAATCATTCTACTGGTCAATATGAGGAGTATGTTTATAAGATCAAGGATTCCTATGATAATATGGCGCACCTTGGAGGACAAGAAGGAATTACGTTGATTCCAACAAATCAGGTTGAGTTATCTGATTATCCGTCTAAAATAATGTCTATATTCTTAGATCACGAAACATGGTATAACGAGTCCACACCTGCATCACCAGACCCAAGAGACGGATCGTCGTCCCCGAATAAGTTTTCTGATTGGCAGAAGTTCTATGCAGCACAATCACTTGCAAGGTATCAGTTGCTAAGAAATCAAATATGTACTGTAGTGATACCTGGTAACTCAGATATCTGTGCAGGTGATAAAATTGACATTAAATTAGTAAATAAAGTCCCATCTGTTGAAAGTAAAAACGAACCCTACGACACAGAAAGCAGTGGTGTTTACTTAATTGGAGAGGTATCACACTTCTATGATACTACAGAAGGTCCTGGTGGTAAATTTCGGACGACACTTAATCTAATGAGAGATTCTTATGGTATGAAAGATAGACCATCAAACCACGGCACTAAATAAAAATACGCAAATACTTACTTATGGAAAACATCGAAACTCATATCGCCAAGGACAAAGAAATCCTTGACAATCCTATGATCTCACCCAATCAACGTCGTCACATTGAAGGTGAACTACATGAATTGGAAGAATATGCTGAACATCATAAGGCAGAGATTGAAGCAGGTGATCATCACGATCCCTCACCACTAGAACTATTTTGTGATGCTAACCCATCAGAACCAGAATGTTTGGTTTATGAGGACTGATTTATATGGATAGCATATTATCACAGTTGATCCCCACACATAAAATTGGCAATGACGGTTTTAATTGGTGGGTAGGACAAGTTGAAGGAACCGCTCCAGATGAAAAGAATAACAAAGGCGGATACCGTTTCAAGGTTCGTATTGTAGGCGATCATCCTGAGAGTAAGGAGATCCTCGATACGGCAAGCTTGCCATGGGCAACTGTGATGATGCCAGTCAATGTGCCCTTCATGCCTGGTAATGTTGGTGGAGCACATCCTCAATTGGTTATAGGTTGTTGGGTTATTGGTTTTTACTTAGATAACTCAAAACAAAAACCCATAATCATGGGTTCTATTGGTCAAACTCCTGGAGCAACTAGTGTTGTAAATGTTAGAAGACCAGATAGTAAATCCTTTCTAACTGCTATTCCTGATGACGCAAATCCTTCTACTGATGGACAACCAGCGCCAGAAAATGAGGAAGGTGGGCAGTCGGACGAAAAAAATAGAAGTACAGGTGGACTTCCAGATGGTACAAAAGACGGTGAAGGTAATGATAGAGCACCACTGCCACTGAAAAAAACGCAGGGAATGTCTGATGAGAAGTGGTGTCAATCTGTAGCAGATAAGTGTGATAAAGAAGACCTATCTTCTAGAACTAAAATTCTTTTGGGTGAGTTTCTTGCTGAAGTGCAAAACAACAATGGAAACATTGGTTCATATCTAGTATCATCTGTAAGTGGAACTATTAATAGTGGCGTTGCCATTGCTAGAAAATATATTAATAAATTTATGAAAGTAATTCGTCACTTTGTGGCGAAAATAAAAGGATTTGTTATTGAAAAACTTACTGCAGGTGTGAAGGACTTAATCAAAGCTTTGATATACCCGAATGAAACGGGTAATGCTCTAACTCCTGTTACCGAATGGTTCAATAATCTATTGAAAGATCTAGGATGTCAAATGGCAGATCTTGGAGATCGCTTGGCAGATTGGTTGACAAATGTGTTGATGGGATATGTAAATACAATTTACAGAGCAGCAGCATGTCAAGTAGACGCTCTAGTAAACGGTATTCTATCAAAAATCAATTCCTTGATGGAAGAGATTTTAGGAAAAGTTCTTGGACCAATTCAAGATATTCTTGGTGCAATTGCATCACCTTTGAATATCTTGGGACAAGCAATCAATTTTGTTCTAAATCTTCTAGGAATTTCTTGCTCTGGTCCTAATAACGACTGTGCTAAGTATAGAAAGATTTGTACGGATGGTGAAGAAGATGAAGAGGGTAAAGATAAAGATGATTTCTTAGATAATCTACTATCTGATATTGATAATTTATTCCCTGCAACAGGTGCTGATTATACTCAGTATACATGTGAAGATGCTTATACTGGCAATTCACTAAAAACAACTACAATTGGATTTACTGGTGGTGTTACAAAACCTGGTGGTAATAATGGTCAGGTAACTAAGATTCCAAGAATTCGGTATAATATAACTGATATTGAGACAGAAGAAGGGAATCCAGCAATATTTACTATTACTAGAGAAGGAAGGACTGATGTTTCTTCTTCTGTAACATATAAAACACTAGACAAAGGAACTGCAACTCCCGAAGAAGATTACTTACCCGAAGAGGGCATTTTGGGATTTGCTCCTGGTGAGAAAGAGAAAACTATCACTATTAGAACTATCTATTCGGTAAAAACAGAATCTGACGAAGATTTTTATATTATACTAAGACAAAATTCTCCTGGACCAGGTAGTGGTATTAGAACAAACTTTATTGCAAACGCTGCTAAGTGTACTATTACAGAGCGTGATCTAAGAGATCCATTGTCTCCATACAATCCCATTACTTCAAATCCAATTGATCAAATTGATGTGGTATTTCCACCAGATCAAATTGATGTACCACCAACTGATGATATTGGAGATGTCCCCATAGAAGATGATACTACTCAAGCATATAGAGTAATTGCAAATAGAAGTACTTGTCCTGAAGGTGAGTTTATTGTTTATACTATTACTACGCAGAATGTAGATAATGGTAGTATTGTTTATTACACGTTATCTGGAAATGGAATTACATCTGAAGATATCGTTGGTGGCGGTATGACTGGACAAATCTTCATTAATGATAATACTGCAAGTGTAACTATTGGTATTGAAGACGATGGTGTTGTAGAAGATCAAGAACTTCTTAGGTTTACATTGAATGGAACGGGAGCAATTGCTGATGTTCTCCTTACTACTGATTCTGGTGATGATAGTAATGACATAGGAGACTTTGATGACGGGGAGGGTAATAAAGATGAGACTAATCCAGCACCATTTATACCTCCTTCTGTAAATCCTGGAAAGATTATTACTGATCCTGGTGGTGGAATTATTGATATTCCTGTAGATAATCCTGGGGATCCTTGGACAGAACCTCCATATGTATTCATTGGTGGCGAAGGTATTGGTGCTGTTGCTACTCCACTACTAGATCAAGATGGTTTTATCACGGAGATTCGTATTAAAGCACCTGGATATGGATACAAACTCAACACAGCAGAAAATAATGGTGTTCGTTGTATTATTGATGACTTTACTTTGATTAGACCTGGATTTGGGTATACTTATACTCCAGACGTGTATATCGATGGCGAACTTAATATTGCGGAAGCAGTTATCAATGATGATGGATTTGTTATTGGTGTCAAAATCAAAGATAGAGCACGTACATTCAAATCATTCCCTGAAATCAAGATAATTGGTGGTGGTGGATATGGTGCTAAAGTACTACCATCACTTGTCTGCCTAGATACACAACAACTCACGACCATCGGTTCTACTAAGATTGGAACTGGTCAGTACATTGATTGCCCATAATGACTACTTTTGCGCCTAAAACCCTTCCAACAGGTATATTCAAGCAGATAACTGACGATGAAACTCAGGAGTTGGCAACTTCGCCTAGGTTTTCTACGTGTTGGAAAGGAGCACTAGCACGTTCTGAGATATATGAGAGGATGATGCCTGATGGAATTACAGGAACACTTAGAATAGATGGTCCTGGTCCTGATGCAGGATTCCTTGCTCTTCAATCAAATGGGTCTATTCTTATAAGAACTGGTACAAGGAATCCTGAAAAAGGTCCTGGTAGTGGTAGATTGAACATCCATAGTGCTGGTGGTATGCAAAAGCACGAACATCTAACGTCTTATGAGTATAATTCTGGTGATGTTGATGGCGAAGCATTAAACATTATTGCATATGGAGACGTAGTTGAAGATGCTGTTGGATCAGAAAGACATATTAAAGCACAGAAGATTGTTATTACTGCAGCAGAAGAGTTGTTTTTAGTTGGTAAATCTCAGGTATTCATTCAGGCAGGTTCTGCTGGAGGTGGAACTATCACTATGAATGCTGGTAGTATTGAACAGATTACTAATAACTCCAAAGAAATTATTTTTGGTCAGAAGATGAAGTTTGGTGCTGCAGAAGAGACCTCAGTTCAATTTGACCCCAGAGCATCAGTCAACATTGTTTCTCCTGGACATATAAATCATAAGATTCTTGGTGACCTAAAACAATGGGTTGGTGGAATTGAGCAGCATGTCGTTGCTGGTTTGCCAACTGTACCACCACTTATCAAGGACAGA